GTGATATAGGATGCGGTTTTCATACCCAGCAGCCATAGGGTATTGACGCAATGGGGAATCCAGCCACGCTGTTCGATTCATACTGCCGTAATACCAGATGTTTTCTAGGTAGTTATAAACAACGTACTTATCTACAACCGTCGAGCCGTTCGAGCAGTAAAACCACCACACTTCGTTATAGGCTTCGTTTGATCCAGAAAACACCTGAAAAGCCTGATCGGTGTTGATGTCGTTAAATACATACTGACGCAACGCACAAGGGAGCGTTTCCACTCGACCAGAGTAGATATAGAATTTATCGCGCCCCATCCAGTATGTAACGTTATTAGCTGTAATGGTAGCGTTAGGAGACATGACGGACAAGTTATCCATCAAAAGGTTAAACCCATACACGTACGGCGCACCCAGATACTGCATAGAGTACAGCGCAGAATCAGTCCAGATCAGGGTTTCTTGGCGTGTTGAATTAGCAGTAACAATGTACGACCCATGCGATAAACGGAATTCACCAGACTGATTGGTGATTGATGGAACCCATTGATATGGATTCTCTTGGTCTGACCAGCGAACAAGCATGGGGTCAAAGTCTGTATTAGGATCACCCGGATCGTATGGGTTAGAGCCAAAAGCAATCACAAAACGTTGCAGTGCAGAAGCAGAAATTTCGTTGGTCGTAGTAGGAACAAACTGCCCATCAAAACCGTTTAGCGTAGATTCGGCGCTTAGAAACTTAGCTCTTACCGTCAGTCCAAGTGCCGCTTCCCAATAAAAAATTGCCCCGCCACGAGGAGCAAGAACCAAATCTTGACCATAGTTGTCAGCAGACCAAAGGCGTAACTGTTGCCCAATACCCAATACACCAGCAGCACCCCAGCCACGCGATCCAGTTTGATAGGAAGCAGTTACAGTTCCACCACCAGTAGCTGCAGAAGTTGCAACAAGAGGAGTGCCATAGCCATCGTTACCCAAAGCAAACGAGTATGAATTGGCATTAATGTACGTAATTTGATACGCGCCATTTAACAGAACAGCGGAAACTCCTCCAACAGCAGAAGCACCAGAAAACCGTGCATACTGCCCGTTAGTTAAGCCGTGTGCGGTATGTGCAACCACTATTGTGCCGCTTGTATTAGTTGTCGTAAAAGGATTTGTTAGCGTAAAGTTACTAGGGGTAGGCCAAGGATCAGAACCCCAACCAAGACCAACAACATAGGTATCTAGACCTGTAACTATTTGGTATTGGGCAATAGCAACCGTGCCGCCGCCCGAAGCAGCTGATGTAGAAAATGCACCACTAATATTAATAGAGTACTGAGTTGTACTAAGAACTCGTAAGACTTGTTGTTCTTTGTTTAGATTAGCCGCAGTAAACCCACCGAATGGGCCGGTTACACCAGAGTAAGTTACAAAGTCGTTTTGAGTCGCGCCGTGATTGATGTCGGTTACAACAATTGTAGAACATGCTACCGATGCGCTTATTAAATGTGAAGCGGCTGTAGTGCCATTGTACCCACGGGTTAACCCTATAAGACTATTACCAGATACTTGATTATAAAAAATCTCTTCAGTGTCAATCTTAATAATTCCGCCTGTTGGTGGGAACGAAGCCGTGCTTGTTAAAGCTATTGTTGTCTGTGTAGCATTAATTGCAGCAGAAAGAGTGTTGTAGGCGGTCGCAAACGGATTGCCTGTACTAGGTGGCACAGGGCCAAGCATGGGGTTAACAATCTTGCGGATAGGCGTAATGTCGTTGTAACCACCGCCGCTTTCAATGTAGTATTTAAGGTTTGTACCAACTCCTACATAGTTACTACCAGCTAACGCAACCCAATTCCATAAAGCCCGGGCAGTCCCCAGATACGAGTTATTAGATAGACGCTGCCAGCCGCCAATTTTCTCTGCATTGCCAGAACGAAAACGGATCTTATCGCCGTCAAACCAACGACCTTCAGCAGAATAGGAAGTACCTTCCCTGTAAACGCCGGGTTGGATCGCCAGTTTTTGGATTGCCATATAGTTACCCTAGCATGGAGGATGCTTTGATTTTAACTGCCGCAACCCGATTTAGCCAGCCTTTGCCAAAAGTTTCAAAGGTGTTTAAACTGCGATAGAAGTCTTCTTTAGCTTGGCTAAACTTCTCGACTAGCTCAACGGGGTCTTGGGCTTTAACAGCAGCAAGCGTAACTGGGCCAATGCCACCGTCAGCAGGAACACCAACAGCAGTCTGAAGAATCTTGGCAGAGCGTCCGGGGCCAGCGTTAACAGCAAAGTCGAACACCAAATAGTCTACGCCTGTAGGCAACTCGTCGCACTTGCAAGCATCCCAGAACTTGCGCTTATACAGAGGGGCAACAAGCTCAGGAGTCAAAGCTCGCATCTCTTTCTCGTTAGACTCGCGCCCAACCCACTCTTCCCAAACACGTTTAGTCACGCCAAGGTTGGTCATGCCGCCCGGATCAGACGGGTGGTTAACATAGCCGCCCTCACTAGCAAGCATTTGTGTAAACGCTTGTTCCCAATTACTTGCTGCCATTTTCTTTTCCCTTTGTGATAGTTTCGGCGATTTTCTCAGCGCCTCGTGACCCGAAATAAAAACCAAAAGCTAACATGCCCCACTGACCCAGCAGCTCTACGTAGGCAGTTTTTGCTTCAAAATCAAACACCGAGGCAACAGAAAACACCGTGTAAGCAGAAAACAAACAGATCAGCATTAACGGACGGATGTTCTTAGACAACCACGAGTCGGAAGCCATATCCGCCACATGGCGCTTGGTCAGCTCTTGCTCTCCCTGTATGTCAGCTTGAATCTTTTGCAGCTCACCATCTTGCTGCATTTTCATAAGCTCAAGCTGCGCCTTGGCTTTCTGCTCTGGATCGGGAAAGAACTTATCAACAATCTTTGACCCAATGTTTAAAATGTCGAGAATAGGTATCATGTTAGAACCTCACGCCTGAAAACCGGATTTTAATTGCTGTCCACTTGGCATCACACCAAGCCTTGAGTGCTTCCCATTTTGCTTTCATTTGTCCATCTCCGTAGCGGCTAGAATGATGCGGGTTTTGACTGAAGTTAAGTCTTGTGGCTCTGCTTTAAATCCAACTGCAACATACCCTGCAAACTTACCCATTTCGTTTGGGATTGATCCACGGCACATATATGTTACCCCTTGCGACTTAGCCCACTCACCCATAGGACTTGATGACTCAAACGGCTTACAGGCTATCTCATTGTTAAGCATAGAAACAACGTCAGCGTTTCGTGCGGGTGACTCATTAAAGAGCGATACGGTCACGCCTTCTAATTTGTGATTACGCTCACCGTTTGCAATGGCGAGTATTGTCGTGCGGCTATTGGTGGCTAGGTTTACCTTATTGACTACGACACCGACAGCATTTACATCTTTGACCAGCATGCTTGCCAATGGCAATAATTCTTCGTGCGTTTTTAGCTGCGGCATTTTGCTGTTGCTACTGATTGCTGCCAGAATGACCTGACGGCTATCCCAAGTGAGGTAGCCTAGGAAGAAAATGGTGGACAGCAGAATGACAGAAACAAGTTTAAACGGGTTATCTACCCATTTAATGAGGTCAAGTAACTTGTCCGTTATGTCCTGCTTAGCGGCGGGTTTTGTTACCGCTCGTTTTACAGGTGCGCGTTTAACCACTGCCTTTTTAACAGCGGCCTTGGCGACAGGTTTCTTTGCCGTAACCATCTTAAACCTTCATGATGTAAGCAAGAGCATAGTACGGAGGCCTATTTTCGTGTGCTAAACCACCACCTGTTGCATCGGAAGTAAACGTATGCGTGTGGCTCATACTGACGCTTGCACCAGACGTTGTAAAGCTAAACGAGTGATTGTGACTTGTGCTTTGTCCTGACGTTGTAAAGCTGTATGCGTGACCGTGATCTGCGTTTTGAATGCCAGTCGAAACGTTGTGGTTGTGTATACCAGCATCGTTAGTAAAGTTAGTTGTAATGGCTTGACCGTCAGCTTTAAAATACGGCCCAGCACCTGCTCCGCTATCAGCGTCCACGATCAAGCCGTGGTTGTGGTTTCCTTGCGAATCTGTTGATCCACTGTGTCCGTGATTAGCATTTTGACCACCTGTCGTGCCTGAACCCGTGTGGCTATGGTCTACGTTATTACCACCAGTAGTGTCTGAGCCAGTGTGGGTATGCGAAAGGTCTGTAGCCGCTGTCGTGCCAGTATGCGTATGGCTTGGGATCTGGGTCGTATCGAGGGTTATGGTATTAAAACCACCTGTTGCAGCAACGGCATAAGCAGAGCCTGCACCAACCACAAACCGATCACGCAGATCAGGGGTACCACTTGAACCGTTACACAACGCCCAGCCGGAAGGGATGGAGGCAATTGAGCCAGACCACAATGTAATTAGACCAACGGGAATAGAACTCTGCACAAAGGCAGTCGTTGCGAGCTGCGTGGTGTTTGTTCCAATAGCTGCCGTGGGCGCTATTGGTACGCCAGTAAAGGTTGGCGAGTTAAATGGTGCGGCGTTTGAGGTAATAGTATTGGCACCATCGGTAATAGAACGACCGGTAACAACGTTAGCCCCGTCACAAACTATGTACGACTGCGACAAGGCAGGGCAGTTAAACGCTGAGCCAGATGGTGTCTTTACCTGAACGATATTAGCCGTGGCGTTTTGTACCGTGTAGTTTTTGTTGACGTTTGGGATCGTCAAGACTCGTGTTACACCCGGCGTACCAGTCACCGCAAGCACTGCACTACGCGCCTGATCTACAAGACCGTTTAACGAGGTAAGTGTTATGTCACCAGCAGTTACGTCAAGATTGGTTGTGCCTGTGATGGCTTGCTCAATCAAAGAACCAAGGTTGCTGTTAGTAGTGGTACCCCAAACGCCAGACTGCTCACCTTCACCGATGAGTTCAATACGTAGCGAGGGCGAGAAGGTACTTGGCATGGGGGACTCCTAATTATTCAGTTTGTTCTGTGTCTTTCGGCACGGCTGCTTGGATAGCTTGGATCAGTTGAAACACTTCACCGTATGGGCGATTCCCAAGGTAGCCAAGGATTGCGTTTGCTAACTCAATGCTAATTGTAAGTTCTTTCATGCTGATACCCAAGGTAAAGGTGGCGTAACTACGGTTGGGGTAATTTGGTCTTGGATCTGTTTTTCAATGTTAGCGTTAATCGCTGCGACTTGGCTCTCACCCATTGCATTTTGTACCCAGCCAATAACTTGCGGCAGTGTGAGGTCTGCGTAGGGAATGAATGTTGCGCCTTTGGTGTAGGGAGCAATGCTTTGTGAGCCGTAGACCGTAGCAAAGTAGGTCGTACCGTCTTGGGTAAGCTCGCCGTTTACACGCCATGCCACGGAGATTACTACGTCAGTCTCGTCAAATTCCTGTGGGTAACAAGAAAGTTGCTCTATGTTCCATGTGATTGTTGTCATTTTAATTTCCTTCGTCTGCCTGTAAGGGAGTGTTGCCTTCTGCAAGCCACTTTAGGTAGGCTTGGTAGTCTGTGTTGTCAGGTTCTTTGGCAAAAGTTGTTACGGAGTTTTCGTCGGTTCGCACAACAAACTTACCGAAATGTGTGTTTAATAGTTTGTACATTTATAGCTCCGACGAAATAATAATATTGCCTGCGCTTGTAAGCACCCTTAAGGAAACGTTGTTTGCACCCAACCCGTGGGAAGTTTTATCCCCAGCCACCAGCCCATGATTGGTAGTTAACGTAAATCCAGTTTGCGTCACCCCAGCACTGGTTTGAAAGCCCCAATCAGTTCCTTGCGTTCCTATTGAAGTGATGGTTGTGGGGACTGTACGCATATTGAACAAATTAGAGCCGTTCATTGAGCATGCAATTGAATTTGCATCCCAATAAAGCCCTGTTCCTCCTACCGCAATTGTTGGTTGGGTTGATACCGATCCAAAAGGAAATCCTATTGCATACCGCTGACACAACCCCAACTCAGTCCCGATACTCCTAAACTCAAACGGTGTAGCGACTGAGCCTTTCTCTAGCTGTACGCCTGTGATGTAAAAGGTAGCTCCGTTTGTGCCGACTACTGATGTTGCACCTGTGGCTGAGTAATATTCAGCAGTTGCCCATGCGCCAGCAGTTCCGGCGTAAGTTGCGCCGCTACCAAGCCCAAATGTTAATTTTAAGCCAGAGCCATTATCTGAAAGCCAAGTGCCTGACGTATCGCCAGCAACAGTAATTGTTTTTTGTTCCCAAGTATTTGCGGCAACAATCGTAAATGCAAATGGATATGAGCGTGTATTTGCGCCATTCCGTAAGCATCCTCCAAATGTTCCTGTCAAACTTGATCGAACCATAAACGATACAGTAACCGTAGAAGCTGCTGCTGTGCCAAATCCTAAATCAGCTACGTTAAATCCTTCAACACGTTGCTCAAAGAAAAAAGCATCACTTGATGTTACGGCGTATGATGAAGTTGATGTAATACCAGCGTAATTTTTAAATCCTGTTGGCGGAGTTACAGCACCCGCATTTTGTTGCACAGAAAATTTAGATGCTTGCGTCAACCCACAAATCCATCTATCTAATGTAAATGTATTTGTAGTAGCAGGCGTAACACTCGCCCCCGCATTCCTCTGGTCAATCGTCATCGCACCGTTGATGATGCGATTTTTAAATCCCGTCTGCGGAGATAACGCACCACCATTCATGGACAGCGTAGGGATCGTTACAGAGTCATCCGCATTGATCGTAATCGCAGGGGTCGTAGATGTCGGGTACAGAAGCTCGGTTAGCTTGAGTTTACTAGCCATTATTTGTTCTCCAGTACTTCGAGTCTAGCTGTGAGTTCTTTTACAGCCTGAACCAACAAAGGAATAATCTCAGTTGCGGACAATGTTAAACGTTTTGTTTCTTCTGTTGGATTGTCAATCTCTCGTTGCAACTCTTCTACCGCTTCAGGAAATGCCGCCTGCACTTTTTGTGCAGAAAACCCTACTCGTCTACGTTGTTCTGGTTTGTCAGACTTGTAATTAAAATATACGCCATCAAATTGCAATATTTTATCAAGTGCGTTATCAATGACACCGTAAATGTTTTTTTCTCGCTCGTCTGACAATGTAGCCCAAGATGTTCCACCATAAGAAAGCTGAACACCTGTGCCGTTAAACGCCGTTCCGACCCAATAATAAGATAAAGTATCAAGACTTCCTAAAGAACCAAAGCCACCCCTAAAAGTTCCGCTGTTTCCTATAAAATACGTACCCGTTGCCCACCCACCAGCATTACCTCGTATTTTTATGTCCCCGCCAAAAGAGTCAATAGAAACTTGCCTATCATTACCAACAGCAAATTGCCCAGACATTCCTGACAATAACCCCGTAGTGCCAACCAGCAAGTTGCCAGAGGTGTTTAGTCGTGCAACTTCAGAACCAGCGATATACCATACATGGGCGTTAGAACCAATTCCAGCCGTAGCGTCATAAATAACTTCATTTGTATTTTGATAAAGCCTTAATCTTCTATTGTTACCCGAAGAATTTTCGAATATGGTAATACCATTTCCTGCAAAACCAACAGCACCACTAAACGTAGCTCTGCCGTTATCGTTTGAAGCCCCCACCAGTAAGCTGCCAGAGGCATTAAGCGTCATCGCTTGTGTAAACGAGATAATGTTTCCTGCTGTGCCGGAGGGAGCATTAAACCATTGAAACTGTCCAGAACTTTGCGCCATAAGTGTTGCGTTTCCAGTCGTAATGTATCGATAGCTTGAGCCATCATAATAAGCATTTCGACTAATACCTGCTCTACTTACAGCAACCTCACCAGAAAATTGTACGGGTGACCATCCTGAACCCCAAGCACTAGGCGTTACACCAACCCCCACATTACCCGAAGCATCAATCCGCATCGACTCAACACCACCCTCTGTAAAGGCAATCGTATCGGCAGCAGGGAAGAATATGCCTGTATTGGTATCGCCAGTTGGGTAAATGCTTGGGGCAGATACAGTGCCAGCAGGGACTTCGTTGGTCGCACCAGACGTATTTAATGTGCCATTGACAGCAGGCAGGTTAAGCGTGACCGTAGAGTTTGTATTCGGGGCTGCTAAGGTGACAGTTCCTGTACCCAATGCGTTACCGGACAAAGCAACTTTAGACATTTTGCGCTCCCTTTAGTGCATCTACTTCTGCTTTGAGTTCTTGGATTGCTGCCTGCTGCTCTTGGACTATCGCATTAAGATCAGGGGTTGATACCTGTTGGGGGTACACGGAAGAGGGCGCATCTAAAAAATTAATATACAAATCAACCAATGCTGGGATCTCAGACTCGTCATTTGCACAGACTACGTTAAACGAGATATTCTTGCCATTATGTATGGTTTGAATACAAAACGTAAGTGTTTGGCCTTGAAGTTGGGTAGCTGTATACGTCATTGTTATTACCTTTAAGCCCCGGGTCTAGTTCTAAAAAACATAA